AGTATCAAAGGATTAATAGGCTTGGCCGCTACGGCTGCTTTAGCTTTTGGACCGTTCATATCAATACGGGCGGCTTGTTCTGTATGGTATCCTGAGCTTAGTATGTCAGTGTTTGACCCTGCTGTAAACGCATTTGATTTACCGGTGTTAACGTCATAATTATTTGTAGTGGTAAGTTTAGTGCTCCCGCCTACTACTGTTTCGTATTCTTTGCCTACGGTAATTTTACCGTTTTGTCCAACTGTTATATTGTAGTCCGTAAACACATCTAACTGGAATCTACCAGACTCGGCTCGCATATTAATGTTGCGACCTGCTTCAATGTTCACGTCACGATCTGCACGAAAGTTAATATCATTTCGAGTATGAATACTAATACTATCTTCTGCAAATATATCAATTTTACCGTTGGCAGTTAGTTCAATCCAGGTAGTACCTTTGGCATTGCCAATGTAAATTAAATCCTCGCTGTTGTGCATTAATAGCTGATGACCAGTACGAGTTCTAATACGGAAATATTCACTATAAGGAATATTAGGCTGGCCTTTTTCTTTTGCCAGTGTATCTGCATATTCTACACCACCCTCGCTGGCGGGTTTTTTACGTTGATACTGATCGTCACCGTCATCCATGACAATCTGTGTGCCGCCCAATCGACTTACTGGCTGTGGTTTATCCGAACTGCCAATGTTTTTCTTTTTACCTTCTTGATCTAACGGACCAGGAGTGCTAATACCAAACAACATATTAGGCAAACTGCGTCTTACATTAGATGGGCTAGTTCCGCGGCAGTCATCTTCTAACAACCCCTGCTCTAAAAATCTATCAGCAATAGGGTGCACCGGCTTTTTAATAGTGCCAATACTTTCATTTTTTGTTAAATCGTTGACAAGCCTGTTGATCTCTCCAACGGGTAAGGGCATATCGGTACTGTATTTCTTTTTGTCGTCGGCACTAATATCTAAATCTAAACTTCCGCCAATAGCAGGAATCATGTGGTTAGCAAATTTGTCTGGGACACAAGCAATCCAGTACCCTTCGCCAGGGTCACCGTTGACAAATACGCAAAGAACTGTTCCGCCGATATCAGGCGGAACAAACCACATACCGTAGGATTTTTGTGTGTCGTTAAAGCCTGTGGCACCGTCTGTTTCTGAAGCTAGATTTTCGCCTTGGTGATTAAAATCAGTGGCCCCATAGAACGGACTAGCACATTTAATAAGAAACTGCTGACCTTCTCTGTTTTTATCATTGCCTTGCTCTTTTTGCAAAACAACTTTAAGACCACCCATGTAACTAGGATCCATGTGACCAACAACTGTGGCCTTATAGATTCCAGGCCCCATATTCTTCTTACCGCTGACAGCGGCTGACGGTCTAGTGTCTGTATTTGAATTACTCATGCTGCGGTATCCGTATTATTTGCAGGCGTAGTAGTATCATCTACATTCGTTACTACACCGATTGGTACAACCTGGAATACACTAGATCTATTTTCTGCAGGTTGTTTCTCAAGATTGAAGTCTGTTGCTTGACCGGGCATTCTTACAAGTTTTAATTGTTGTGTAAATTTGCCGTCTGTGAATCTACTTTCACACGAAAGTACTTTATAAATTCCACTAAAGCCACTTACTTTGCCCTGGTTAGGAAATCCCATTAATCCAGTGCCTTCTAAAACGTCCGACGGAGTTCTAAATGTAATATATGTGTATACATCACTACCATCATAGGTCATAGTACCGTCTTCTGTAACTGCATCTGTTACTTTCTTAGCAATGTAATTGCCAATACCACTGTCAACCATCCAGTAAGGATCACCTATTAATTCAATGCCGCAGGTAATCATGTCGCCGCTGTTTAAAAAACTACGTTGAAATGATTCTGCTACTTTCTTTTCTGGAGTAGAATCTCCAGAACCGCCTGAATATTGTTTGTCCAATAGTGCTGGGTCGTTCTTAACCGGTGCCATGCCAGTTAGTGCAGTTTGTGCCGCTGCTCCAGATCCAGCAACTGCTGCATATTTTGTGTTTTCTTCTTTGGAAGAGCTACTAGATCCGGGGTTAGCAACATTGCCGGACTTTTCCGGACTCGACGGATTTGCACCTGCAAAGAAAGAAGTATTAAATTGCAGATCAAATTTAATAATACTATTATTTTGTCCTGTGTAGATGTAATCGTATCTTTTAGCAATCTTTTTTTCTAACTGTTTATATCCCACAGGAGTTGCTGTTGGATTTTGAAACACGCTCGAGTGAACAGAATATGGAACAATTCTATAAATTATTTTTTTAGCAAAATCCTTAGCAAGCACATCGTATTCTTTTAACTGTATTTGAACATCAATTTTAAACCAAGTAATAGTACCGTCCGGTTTTAACTTTGCTTCAGTTAACGCATTTTTAGCAAAAGAACTACTTAATATTAATTGTGTAATAATGTGTGTAATCGTTTGCCCTTGAGTAAACTGGAACTGGCGTTTAGTAGCATTTAATTGAACTTTTGATTTATCAAATCTGCCTGTGTCTTCGTCATAGACGTCAGCTTCTTTACTAGCCGGATAAGTTCCGCCCGAGCCTGCGGTAAACCCCATATCAGAATCGCCAATCATGTTATTGCCAAAGTCTGTTGTTTCTGCAGGTGGAGCTTTTACAGTAATCGGCTTGTATTGAAACTTGTTACTTGTTGCACCGCCGTCGCCGGCTGTTGCAGTAACAGTAACGCCAATTGAATCGTGTGCATCTTTAGGAAATACAAAAACATACTCATTAGCCTTAGCTTGATTTTTTGCGTTGGCTACATTATCTTCTTGTTCTTTATTTAAAATTGCCGATAGTGATTGTTCACCAGTGGCTAATAATTCTTGAATGCTTCCGCCGATCAAAGTATAGTCTTTATATAATGTATTTGTTACTTTGCCAAAAGCTTGATGATTATATGGAATAGCTTCAACTTTATAATTGCTGCCTGATTCTGTAACATCGAACTTAACTGATAACAACTTGCAGGTAAAGAATTTAGATCGTTGAATCTTTGAAGGAGTGCCGTCATCAGTATATCCAACGAAATCCAATCTTAACAAATACGGAGTATTATCAAGGTAGCTGGCATAACCAGCTTTAATAGCAGCGTTCTGTAAACTTTGTAATAACAGACCCATTGAGTAGGGTTCAAAAATATCAAATGAGAATTTAATAGCATTTGAGTTGCCTGTTTTACCGGTTGGAGCAATCACAGAATTCATAACAAAGTTATTAACAAAATATTCCGGGGCACCATATTCAGTGTTAACTCTATACTGATCGTATCTTCCCGCCGAAGAGAAAACAACGCCAGACTTAACAACATTACCTGCTGCATCAAAGTATGAATTACCTGCAAAACTAGCGTCATCAGATCTGTATGATGTTGGATCGTTAAATTGTTTAGGAGTTAAAACAGCCAGCGTCCATAACGGAGCATATGATGCAAAGTTATCTAATGGATTACCTACTAATTCAGATATGTATGATGGGGAATAAGTCTGTGCGCTGCCTCCACCTCCGCTACTAGATGAAGCATTGTTAGTATTTCCAGACGAAGGTGGGGCAGATTTAGAACCGTCTGCATTTTGTTGCACAGGTGCGGCTGCGGCTGCGGGTCTTTCATTAGTAGTAACTGTTGCAGAACCCTGCGATACTTTAGTTGCAGGTGCAGCTACCTGGGGGCTGTAAACACTAATTGGCAACTTAGACTCCTAAGAATTGTGAAAGATTAGATTTCTTAGGCAAATAAATTCTAGTACCTGCTGTAAAATCAAAAATAGGATCCTTTAATATATTCATATTACGCTGTGTAAACACCCACCACAGTTTTGAATCACCGTAAAGATCATATGCTAATAAGTCTGGTCTAAATTTATATTGCTGCTCAATTGCATACAAAAAATCATCCGGTTCTGAAGGCACCGGACGGATGTTAAGTGTTTCAAGATACAAGTTATTTTGCGCTGTGGTGAACCAAGGACTATTATTTCTATATGTAGCCATCTTACATGATTCCTATTTCTTTTCCAGCAGCAAAATCTTGCAGGCTGAATTTTCTTAGACGCTCTCTGTTGTAAACTGGAGATACTGTAATTGAGATAGTTGATATTACTGGAACCCAATTCAATTTACCATTCTTTGTAACCTTAATATAGTTGACATCGTCTTTGAGTTCCATTGAGAAAGACTTAACGACCACAGGCACAGTGTTTAGTATCTGCGGGCCATATCCAGATAGTTGACAAATGATTGGCGGGTTACCGGCAAAGTTTCCAGAACCATAAAACATTTTTGTAGCAGATCTTAAAAACATAGTCGCTTCAAGATAGTATTCTGCATCCTTTTCGTTTTCACATGGAAAATCCCCGGATATTTGAATATCTTCAATTGCACTATTCTTGTATGCTTGAAAGGGAAAGTTACTGTGTACTGGATCAATAGTAGAATAGGTTGCTTTGCTGCTGATAGACATGTTAGGTGTAAAAGGAAACACCATTCCGGCAGTGTCTGTTAATCTAGAAAAAGTTCCTTTGCCAAACAGTGTGTCAAAATCACAGTTTAGTCGTACCCGCCAGTCGCCTTCAATCGACGGAGTAATCTTTACTTTGTTTAAGGTCTTAAACAACTCTGCACCGCTAGGTAAATTGAAACCACGAGCAAGACTTATTAAATTGTTAATTTGCCCGGCGGCTGCGGCTGCGGCACCTAATGCACCTGCTAGCTTTGCAAGCCCGGATCCAATTCCGCCGCTACTACCGCCACCACCGTTGCCACTACTGCCACCATTACTGCCACCGCCTGTTAGAGCAGCAATAGCATCAGTGGCACTTGCACCAGAATTAGAAATAGTTCCAACCGATTCGGTTCCGTTGTTTAGTGAACCTCGGATGCCGCCAACTGCTGTTTGGTTAGCAGCATTTTGTCCCGAAGTCATAGACAGTGTACCTGTCCAATTTTCAATATTATATCGGCCGCCACCTGTGACGCCGTTTAACGGAGAGTTAAGGCCGCCGCTGGCCGCTGATATCTGTGAGTCCAACGCAGCTTTCTGTGAAGCTGTGCCCAACGATGAAGTAACTGCACCATAGGCGCTACCGTCGGTGCTAGCGGGACTTTGAGACGCAGCAACACTGGCGCTGGCTAGGCCAATGAGTTTTGATAAAGGATTAACTGGGAGTGCCATAATTGGTTATATTAGTTCCTGTTTACTCTATTTATTCGTAGTAAAATGTGCTATTATTATAAGTAACTGAGGATACATTTTTAATGACAATAACAATACCGAAGATTAAGTACTTAACAAACAAAGATCTACTAAAAGAAATCCATTTAAGCAAGAACACATATTGCTCCTTTATTAATCCTGACTATCATAATTATGACCTGATTGTCACGGACCTAAGTAAAATTAATATCCGAACTATTGCCGAAGCAAAACGTGCAAAAGCTGTTAAACTAGGCAAACAACTGCACGAGCAGGCGTTGTTAACAGACAAGAAAGCAATGCAGAAAAACTTTGAAGTCGACTATAAGAAAGTCGGCAAGCAAGATGTAGTGTTTAGAGTAATGACCTTTGATCATGTTCCCCTTGCACCGGGTCGAAAGAAGACTGTAAAGTCTAGGGCAGACAGTCACGAGAAGGTAAACTTCCCCCCATTCCAGCATTGGAAGTTTGACGAAAATGATAACCTAGTTTGTGTAGGAAAGAGTCACTGGAAAGGTGATGTACAGCTCGGCGAATTTAACAAAGAACACGGCAAGATGACTAATAATCTAGCTCGCATGTTTATTAAGTTATGTGAAAGATATGCAACTAGAGGAAACGTCCGCGGGTATACCTACAACGACGAAATGCGTGGACAGGCCATTCTTCAACTTACACAAATTGGTCTTCAATTCGATGAGTCAAAATCAAATAATCCATTTGCGTACTATACTGCTGCTGTTACTAATTCGTTTGTTAGAATCATTAACATTGAAAAACGAAATCAAAACATTAGAGACGATATTTTAGAAATGAACGGAATGAATCCGAGTTGGACAAGACAAAACTCAGGTACCGGAATGCCCGGTGGTGGCGTTAGCACAGGGTCAGTAGACGGCAGCGATTGGGATTGATCTTCTCGTTGTAAGGTAGTACAATGTAAAAGGAGATCAATATGTCATTATTTAAAAAAGTAGCCTGTTTCACCGATATCCACTTTGGACTTAAAAGCGGTAGTAGAATTCATAACCAAGATTGCGAAGACTTTGTTAAATGGTTTTGTGATACTGCTAAAGCAGAAGGCGCAGAAACTTGCATCTTCTTAGGTGACTGGCATCACAACCGTAGTACCACTGACGTGAGTACTATGAATTATACAGTATCTAATCTAGAACGACTCAATGCTAGCTTTGAGAAAGTCTATGTCATCACCGGCAATCACGATATGTTTTACAAAGACAAACGTGAGATCCACAGTTTAGAGTTTGGACGATTATTTCCAAACATTGTTCTAGTCAACGAAGCAATTACCGAAGGCGATGTAACTATCATGCCTTGGTTAATTGCTGACGAGTGGAAACATGTTGAAAAACTTAAGAGTCGTTATATCTTTGGACACTTAGAACTACCTAGTTTCTATATGAATGCCATGGTACAAATGCCCGATCACGGACAATTACAAAGTAATCACTTTGTAAATCAAGAATACGTGTTTACTGGACACTTCCATAAGCGTCAAGAACGCGGAAACATTGTCTATATGGGCAATGCTTTCCCACATAACTACGCAGATGCAGGCGACGACGATCGTGGTATGATGATCTTAGAGTGGGGAGGTAAGCCACAATACAAGACTTGGCCGGATCAACCTGTATTTAGAGTATTCAAACTAAGTCAGCTACTCGACGAACCAGAAAAGCATCTGCGAGATAAGATGCATGCCAGGGTAAACATTGATTTGCCACTAAGCTTTGAAGAAGCAAACTTTATCAAAGAAACATTTATGAAACAATTCAGCTTAAGAGAGCTGATGTTAATTCCGCAAAAAGAAGAAGTAGGTGATAACGCATTTGTAGGCGACATTACATTTGAAAGTGTTGACACTATTGTTGTTAATCAACTAACAACCATCGAATCCGATGCCTTTGACAAGAACCTATTGCTGGACATTTACCATAACCTATGATCAAAATTAAGAATTTAACTGTTAAGAACTTTATGAGCGTGGGTAATCAAACCCAGGCTGTTAGTTTTGACAAAGGACATTTAACTTTAGTACTAGGTGAGAACTTAGACCTAGGCGGAGATGGCAGCGGATCACGCAACGGCACCGGTAAGACTACTATTATTAACGGTCTTAGCTATGCTATCTACGGCAATGCATTAACAAACATTAAGAAAGACAACTTAGTTAATAAGATCAACAGCAAAGCCATGCTAGTTACTATGAGCTTTGAAAAGGACGGCATCGATTATAAGATTGAACGCGGTCGTAAACCCAACTTATTGAAGTTTACAATCAACGGTTTAGAATTAAAAGCACAAGATCAAGACGAAAGCCAAGGCGATTCACGTGAAACGCAGAAAGCAATTGAAGAAGTATTCGGAATGACACATGATATGTTCAAACATATTCTTGCGTTGAACACATACACCGAACCATTCTTGTCTATGAAGGCAGCAGATCAACGTGCTATCATCGAACAGCTATTAGGTATTACTATCCTTAGTGAGAAAGCAGATGCACTTAAAGAAGGCATCCGTATCAACAAAGATCTTATCTCACAAGAAAATACCAAGATTGAAACAATCAAAGTAAGCAACGACAAGATTCAACTTAGCATCGACTCACTTGAACGCAAGCAAAAACTATGGTTGCAGACTAATAGTGAAGCTGTTGCACGTCTAAACAAAGACATCAAGACAATGCAAAGCATTGACATCGATAAAGAGATTGCAGATCAACGTGCATTAATTGAGTGGAACAAGCATCGTAAAGATGTAGACAGCATTACTTCATTGATTGCTAGACAACAAACTACATTAGATAAAGAACAACGTGTTTTAGACAAGCTAGATCAAGAAATTTTATTGCTTGCAGAACACAAGTGCCATAGTTGTGGACAAGATGTGCATGACGAGAAGCACGAAACAATGGTTTCTGCTAAACAAACACAACGCAACGAAAGCAGTCAAGCAGTTGCAGGCTTTGAACAAGAACTTGCAGAGTTTAAAGAAGCATTAACTTTACTAGGGCCACTAGCAGATTGTCCTAAAGTTACCTACGATACTTTAGAACAAGCATTAAATCATAAAAACACTCTTGATAATTTAGAAAAAGACGCTAAGGCAAAAGCCGCAGAAGCAGATCCCTATCAAGATCAAGTAGACGAACTTAAAAATACAGCAGTACAGGTCATTGATTGGGATAATATTAATAACTTAACAAGATTAAAAGACCATCAAGAGTTCTTGTTAAAGCTGCTGACTAACAAAGATTCATTTATTCGCAAAAAGATCATCGATCAAAATCTAAGTTTCTTAAACAATCGATTAACTTACTATCTAGATCGGATCGGATTACCGCATCAAGTTAAATTTCAAAACGATTTAACAGTTTTGATCACACAGCTTGGGCAGGATCTAGACTTTGATAACTTATCTAGAGGCGAGCGTAATCGTTTGATTCTAAGTCTAAGTTTTTCTTTCCGTGATGTTTGGGAAAACTTGTATCAAGGTATTAATTTACTGTTTATTGACGAGTTAGTAGACAGCGGCATGGATGCTAGCGGAGTTGAAAGTTCAATTGCTATCCTTAAAAAGATGGCCCGTGAACGTGATAAAAACATTTTCTTAATTAGTCATAGAGACGATTTAACAAATCGTGTTAATCAAGTGCTACGTGTTGTCAAAGAAAACGGCTTCACTAGCTATGCAAACGATGTAGATATTGTATGAGCTCAGACAGCCACGACAAAATGATCTATGCTTTTCAGCAATATTTTAAGTGGCAGGATCGGTTTGAGTATAAGAAATCAAAAGAGGCAGGAATTAAGGCAAGATATTGGCTCAGCGAAATTCGCAACGAAGCAAGCACAAGGCGCAACGAAATACAAGATAAACAAAAGGCAAGAAAAGAGGCCAGAAAAGGAATACTAGGCAGACCCCCCAAGATAACTACGTGATGACATGGCTATACAAGAATACAATTATCACAGAACTACCAGAAGATTGTATCGGCTTTGTCTATCTTATCACAAATAATTTCTCTGGGCGCAAATACATAGGCAAAAAATTAGCCAAATTCAGCAAAACCACCTATAAAACAGTAAAACTTAAAAACGGCACAAAGAAAAAGAAGAAAATCCGCAGCAAAATTGACAGTGACTGGCAAGAATATTACGGTTCTAGCCCTGAACTAACCAAAGATGTTGTGGCACTAGGCGCAGAAAACTTCACCAGAGAAATACTTTTTTACTGTAAATCCAAATCAGAATGCAGCTACATCGAGGCTCGTGAGCAATTTGCACGTAAGGTTTTAGAAACAAATGACTATTATAATGGTCATATTCAAGTACGTGTACACGGTTCGCATATTATCAAACTTCAACAAATCTAGGCAAAATAACGCGGTTTAAAGCAAGCGCCAGCTAATATCGGGCGCCTAGGAAAAGGGGTTTAACTACACCCGGACGGAAGTCTCTTGCCGCCAAGAGCACTCAGCAACTATCCTTTACAGGACGTAGATCGCAACTGCCGCGGTTTTGCTGTTTGAAAATAATTTAATAGAGCCCAATGAGGGAAGAAATATCCCAGGTTTATATATTATGTTAGCGTATATTATATAAACTGCCGTTGTTTCCGCAAGGACAAGAACGTAGCTAGAGGTACCGGACAACCGCCTTAGTAATGCTATAACGCTAGTGACTGTAAGAACTCAGATAATGTTTTTTACATTTTTTTGCCCGTGCAAACGGGCAATTGTGACTGACGAATCTAGATAATATTTAAAGTGCTTCGCACATAACACTGCTTCTATTATTAAGAAGAAGAAAAATATGAGTGTTTGCGAAGCAAATACGAATGACGAAGCATCGCTTCGTTCTAATAAATACACTACGATATTAGGATAATGCATCGCTATGAAATTTAACGAATTCAATAAAAACGAAAATACAAATAACTTAACTGAAGCACCAATGGGTGCGTTAAAAACTTTTGGATTAACTTCACTATCTAAGGTTAGCTCAACTGCTGCTGGTAAGTTACAAACTGGTACCATGGCTAATCAGTTATACTCTGAATTTAAGAGCTACCTAGGGCAAACAGGTGATCAAGCAGAGCCCGAAAATGTTATTCAGTTTCTAAAGTCAAAGGGCATTCCTACAAAGGGTGCAGAAGCTATCATGGCTCAGTCTGGTGGAGATACCAAGGGTGCAGTTGATAATGCAGCCGGTGGCGGAAGTCCAGAACGTATTGAACCTACCATGGACGAGCCAGCAGCCGCCGGTGATGCAGCTAAAAAACCAGCTGCCGGTGCCGATGCAACAAAAGATCCAGCAGCCTCTGGTGCAGAACAACCACAAGCAGGCGCTGAAAAGCCAGCAGCTGATGCAGGGACAGCAGCACGAACACCGGGTGCTAGTCCAAAGGCCGGCGGCACTGGTTTTGGATTTGACGGTAATACTGGAGAGCCATTTAAAACTCAAGCTGATAGAGATGCATCCGATGCTGCGGATAAAGCAGCAGGAGCAGCAAAACCTAATTTTAATAATCAAACAGCTGGTGGAAAACAAACTATTAGCACAGGCGGTACGTTTGATCCAACAACTATGACAAATAAACCAGGTACGCCTGTTGCTCCGGGAGTGCAAGGCGGAGTTCCTAGCACCACTGACCCACGTAGTACGGTTGGACAACAAGCAGCTCCAGCAGCTAATGCAACAGCAACTGAGCCAGCAGCTGAACCTGCACCGGACGGCAGTGCAGCACCAACACAACCTGCAGGCAATCGTCCACAGGGTGGTGGTAGAGTTGCAGGTGCCGGACCAAGTCAAACTCCAGGGGCAATTGCTAAAAGAGCAAAGAGAGCAGGTCAACCAGCTAACGGTGCAAACAGTACTAGCAGTGCATTAGACCAGTTTGTTAAAACACAAATGGGATCTAATCCAGTTACAATGAAACCGCAGGAACCACAACAGAATCCAGTACCTCCTAAACAAAAGAAAAAGAAAGCGGCAGGAGCACAAGGTGATGCAGAGTGGGAACGCAATGTCCAGCCTAGCTATGGTGAATCATTAGAACAAGAGTATAATGCACTACTAGAAGCACTGAGCAGAGGTCAACTATCAAAGATTTTTCTAGCAGCAGCACAGGATGCAGCTAGAGCAGGCATTGGCGCAGGTGGCCAACAAGCACAAGGGCAGCAACAAGCCGGTGGTGCAGGTGGTCAACAGGCTAGCGGCGGAGCAGCACAAGGCGGCCAACAACAAGCCGGTGGTAGTGGCGGCGGCTTCATGGCAGGACTGAAAGCAGGATTTACTGGACAAGACGGCGAAGAAGGCGATGTGAAAGGCACATTGAATGTTAACGAGCTAGCGAGTCTGTTACCGGGTGTAGATGCTCGAGTATTAACACAGGCTGTTACTGCAATTAAACAAGGTAAAGAACTTAATCGTACACAAATGACAGCCTGTGGTCAA